TCGGGAGCGGACAATCCTCCAAAATCTGCGACAAGCGCGATGCGTTTTCTTCTCTGGGGGACTCCCCAAAACTGTGCATCGTGAACTCGCCAAGCAATGCTCCAGGAGCCATCTTCAGCGTAGTAACACCCGGATTTTGTCCATCCTCTGTCCGGTACACACACATCGACAACGGCGCCCGGCTCTGCGACTTTGATGATTTCTTCGATGACGGCGGCGAAATCCGCGCCTTTTGGTTTTCCGCTGCTGAATGCTCCGGGGACGTTCTCCCAGACCATGTATCGAGGTCGAACAGCCCAAGCTGTCCGTCCAGATTTTCTGTCACGTTCTCTCATCTCCTTTACGATTCGCATCTGTTCCATAAACAGCCCGGACCGCTCGCCTGCGAGGCCGGCGCGTTTGCCAGCCACGCTGAGATCCTGGCACGGGCTTCCTCCGGTTATCACGTCCACGATGGGCAGATCGTATCCAGACAGCTTCGTAATGTCGCCAAAGTGCTTCATGCGTTCCCCTCCAGCATCATTCTCTGTCCCACGCCGGTCAGCAGATCGCGCACGTCCGCTGGGATCAGCGCCGTCTCACGCTCACGCTTCTGCACCGTCTTGTAACCCCGCATGAAGTTGGATGCAACTACAGATTCGACCTCTCCGACGTCCATGACCGCCCATTCTTTGAGTTGTTCCGGTCGCCCGACAGCCGCCTGGACCATCGGAGGAAGTTTGGCATATTCGTCTGCGTAACCGTAGATCCCATTGCAGATGGCCTTGCTCACAAGCGCCCACGCTTCCGTCTCCGACAGCCCTGCCGGCGTGGTCAGATCGTGCATCTTGTTTTTGATCTCCCCGATGCTCGGAGGAAAAGGCCCGCCTGTTACAATAATTGCTTTGACCGCCGCTGCGACAAGTTTCGGATGATCGTCGGCAAACAAATCAGCCCAAAGATTCACAGCTTCAATTCGCTGCTGATTGTCGCGTTTTGCGTAGTAAGCGGGATATGCTATTTCCAATATCGCCATGATCCCGACAATATCAGATTTCGTCATTCTGCATTTCCCTCCACATCTGAGCAAAGGATTTCGGATGTTCTTGTTTTTTCTCGACGCCATTGCGCTCCCATGTCCTCACGGCGGCCTTCCAATCCTTCATTGGATTTTTACCAACGCGCCATCCGTTTGAGGAATAATAATCGTACCAGCGTTGTGCATCGACGCCATTATTCCTTTCGATGCAATATTGCTTGACATCTTCAAGCGTGGGCTGCGCGAAGCGCATATTCGTATTCGGATTCGTATTCGGATTCTTATTGGATTCGGATTCAGACTGACAACTCGCGGTCATTTGACCGTCATTTGACAGCGAATTGCTGTCAAGTGTCGGCGGCTCTGGATATTTGCGATGTTTGTTCCTGATGCGCTGATGTTTCTCCCATGTCGGGAAGAACAAATACGGCATACCGTTCACCGTGTATCTACACAGCAGACCGACAGAGGCCAGATGCGCGACAGCGTCCTCAATCGCTTTTTTTGTGACGGTGTCCTTCGTCGGAAACAGCTCGTTCTTCAGAAGGACAATCCGTCCATCCATGCATCCGTAATCATCAGCCGAAACCATGAGGCGGTAAAACACGACCTCCTCAAACCAAGAGAGAGCATCGATCTGAGGACTGCTCTTGATCGTCTCTTTCAAGATTCTGTTCGGCATAACGACCTCCGATCAAAACGGATTTTCTTCGTCCCGCAGCCCCACATCGGACGCCAGCCCTGCAACAGCGACAGGCAGATCGTCCTCGTTCTGGATCGCGTCGCGCTCATTCGCGGCGGCTTCGCGCTCCTTCCACGTTTCGGATTCTTTGATCCTCGTCTGAATCCATTCCGGCAGCTCGGCCAGCTTGTCCTCGGCATCATCCTCGTCGAGATCGAAGATCGTGAAGCCGTTCGTCAGCGCCGGGAGCGGCATCCCCTTCGGAAGCTTCATGATGCCGCCGATCACTGCGCGTTTCGTGCCGTCCTGGCCGACCTTGTGGATCACGGACAACATACAGGGCGCTCCGACAATGTTGCGGAGATCGAATTTCTTCAGCTCGTCCACGGTGAAATCGCGCCCGCGCCAGCTGATCAGATCCTTGCGGAGATTGCCCTTGCTGTTGAGCGAAGCCGTATAAGTGTTCGACAGCCGGCGCGTCTCGCCGTTGTCCAGCTTCTCGTTCGGAAGCTCCCAGCTGATAACGACCTTGCGCTGCGTCGTGCCGAATTTCTCGCTATACTGATCGCCGAGATCGGCAAGCAGACAGCACACCGCCGGATAAACATCCTCCGCCAGCAGCGGAATATTGGTCGTAGACCCTTCATTGACTACCAAAGACATTTGCTATTCCTCACTTTCGAATTTTTGGAGCGGGCAATACTGCCCGACATATTTCTGCGGAAAAGCGCAGATTTTGTTGTTCAGGCCGCACCGGCCTGTGCTGCGGTGAAAATACTCGCATTGATAGCAGTTGACTTCCGCGTTGCCTTTCGCATCGACCGGGAAGAAAACATCAACATACGCGACGGCGTGAATATAGCCGGTCACGCCGGATTCAAAATCAGCCATCTTCTGCCCTCTTAAGACAATCCGTTCCGCAATCGAAACAGATGATTTCACCGTGAATATCGAAGTATTCATCCCCGTACCTGATCGGCCCGCCGCACCAATCGCACGTCATCCATGTTGCCGGCTGTTTGCGGCGCGGATAGCCCGTGCGCTCGGCTGCGGTGATGTCAGGATGTTGCAGATTCTCCATCGTTGACCTCCTCCAGCGAATACCGCACGAAGCTGACGGTCTCGCCGAATTTGTTCTTGCTGTTCTGCCATTCCTTTTTGATCGGGAATCCGGCGCGGCTGATCTCGGAGATCCGGGAGCGCAGCTCCGTCATGCCCAGCTCGTCAGCGGCCTGTTTCGTCGTGATGGAGCCGTGGTTGATCAGATACGCCAAGACGCGCTGGGCGCTAGGCTTCAGATCCGTCGCCATCATTCACATCACCCCCAATGCGCGGAAGATCCATCCGACCACGGTGCAGACCGCCCACACAGCGACGCCGAGCATCAGAAGGATGCAAGCGTCCTCAATGGCCCGCACAACCAAGCCGCGAAAATATGCTTTACTTTCGCGGCAATGTTTGATAAAATACTGTAAAGACATGAATACCTCCTAAAGTTTTCTGTCTGCCCGGCTCTGCGGCCCTAACGCAAGCCGGGCTTTTTATTTAACTTTGATCACCGTGCCGTATTCCTCTTTGACAACGGTTTTCAGGTCTGCCTCCGTGACATAGCCATCGTTCATGGCGTCAATCGTTCGGTTGAATGCCTGGCAAAACTCAAGAAGCTGCTCGTCCTCGGCTCCGAATTTGTCTTTGAGGACATACAGCATCACCGTCAGCCCGCAGATCGTCCCGTCCGTCAACCCCTTGTCGTATGCTTTGTCAACATCGGCTTGTGTTCGTGGAATCCGTCTCGGATTCGGTTTTCCTGACGATTTCAACGCTCACCTCCACATCGCCCGCCTGTGCCATGATCCGCGCCAACGCTTCAAAGGCCAGCTGCGGGCTTATTTTGTTGCTCATGCCGTGTCCTCCCCGATCAAGTCAGAAACGGAAACGCCAAGAACAGCACACACCTTTTGCAAGGTGTCAATGTGCGGCCTGCCTTTTTTCCATCCTCGGATTGTTGCATTACCGAGTCCGCACATTTTTTCCAGCTTCGCAATACTGATCCCGCGTTCTTTGCATAGCTTGGAAATTCGCTCAAAAATCACACCGATCCTCCTTTCGTATTGATTAAAAAGAGGATTCCTATTGACAATTTTAGAATTTGCTCTATAATATGAATTGCCCTTTCACATATAGATAACTCTAATTTCGGCACTCGGAATCCCCTTTCCATTGCCGATTATATAGAGTTATCTCTAAAATGTCAAGATAAATTTTGATGATTCTCTAATTTTTTGAGGTGACTCTATGAACGCTGTTGAGCGTGTAAAGTTGATATGCAAGGAACGCAACATATCTATTTCTAAGCTTGAGAAAGCGTGCGGATTTGGCAACGCCTATATTGCAAATCTGAAAAATGGGCGATTTCCGTATGATCGACTTGTTACAATCGCAAAATTTCTTAATGTTTCGCCGGATTACATTGCCGATGGAGAAGAAAAAACCGCCGCCCAGGCGCTCATGAAGCAGCGGAGCATCCGGCACAATCCGACTTCCCGCGTTTATCTGTTTTCCGGGATCATGCGCTGTACTTGCTGCGATCATGCAATGGTCGGATTCTCGTTACCGAAGCCAAACGGCGACGATTATTATTACAGATGTTCCTATGGGATGATCTATCGCCGATGTGAGCATACTCACTCCATCCGGGAGGAACGACTGGAACGCTGGTTGCTTGAAAATGTCGCGCTGGAGCTTGATCAATGGCAAGCGCAGTATAAAATGACGCCGAAAAAGAAAACGCCCGACAACGCGAAAATAAAGCGCAAAATCGAACGGCTCAAAACGCTGTACCTCGACGAGCTGATCACGCTGGAACAATACAAGGCCGACCGCGCCGAGCTGGAAGCGCAGCTCGTCAACGATGCCGACCCGCCGGATCTGTCAGAATTGAAAAAACAGTTTGAAGGCGACTTCCAAAGTGTTTACAAATCACTGACCCGGAAACAGCGTCAATCATTCTGGCACAGCGTAATCGAGCGAATAGACCTTGATGCGGAAAACAATCCGCATATTGTGTTCCGCACTGGTATATAATTCTTAACTATCGGACAGCATAGTGTATATTAATATACCACAGCAAAGGGAGGGCGATTGCCCTCCCCCGCTTTAGGTCTGATTGTAGACTTGCTGATACCGCTTGACCTTCTCAGCCTTGTCGATGCTTTTCTTATGCAGATAGTCATACACCGCCATCATTTCAGCCGGTGGCTCACCGTGTTCGCGCCGATAATCCTCGATTAGCTTCACCACTTCGTTATGAAGCATCATGGAATGTTTCAGCTCCTCTTGTCCGAGCGTGAAAAATGTCTCGGCAAGATTGCGGTGTTTCGTCTTGTTTTCGATTGCCAGCTTCACATAAGCGTTTGCATCGTCAAGCTCGTCGTTGATGTGGTCAACAACGGTCTGGATGATCTTCACGCGATCACCGCCTTACGCGGCGGGCGCATTTGCCACCCATTTTCCCATGACGCCAAGCAGATACTGGCTCTGCGCGGAATTGCTGGCATCGGTCTGTGCCTTGACAAGCTCACGGAGCGCATCATCGTACTTGTCCTGGAGCAGCTGCGTCTTGATCGAGCAGCAACAGCTATCCAGCTGATAGCCGAGCCGGGAGATCGCGTCCTGGATCTGACTCCCCTGCGCGGTGATGCTCTGCGTCACGGCGTTGAAGCCCTGAATCGCATTGATAAGGTTTGCGTTGTTCTGAGACATCATGGCCATGTTCTGATCACTGATCAGGCGGGCCGTCTCATAGTTGTTGTTCGCGCTCGACAGCAGCACATCCCGAATGCCGTTCTGCGTGGTCTGATTGTTGATTGCCGCGTTTACAGCTGCATCCACGTTGCCGCCGCCGCCCCATCCGAAACCATTGCCGCCGCCGAACAGCAGCGCAATGATCAGGAACGCGAACAGCCAGGAGCCGCCGAAAACGCCGGATTCGTTGCTTCCCATTGTGATTACCCCTTTTCTATTTATTTATCCCCGGCCAGAGATTATACAAGTTTATTGATCGTCGCCTTGACGCTTTCCGTCAGCTGGCCTATATCAGCGCCCTTCTGCTGTGCAAGAGACCGCGCCGCACCTTCCAAATCGTTCAGGTCCAGCCCGCGCAGCTGCGGATTCGTCTTTGCAAGATCGCCCATGAACGACTCCGGCGATTCGCCGCGCATAGCAGCACCGACGGCCTTCATCATGACTTGCATAAAGCCACCGTTGCCGCTGGACAGCATGGAAAGCAGAGGATTCATTCGTCAGCGGCCTCCTTCTTTCGCGTCGCCGGCTTTGGCATCATAGCCGCCAGCGCTTCGCGGATCTCGGCCTTAAACGCATCGAGATCTTGTTTTGTGATCGTGTTGTCGCCCGGCTCCGGCACATCCTCCAGCGTGAAACGGCCCATCTTGATCGGCGCGGCAAGCCCGTTCGCATCGGTCGAAAGCGTATAGAACACCGCCTCCGCATTGTCGAACACAGCCGCCGAGCTGTTTGCCGGCAGCTTTTTCAAATATTCACGCGCCCCGGCAACACCGTCAACAAAGGCAATCGCCTGTTGCGGTGCTGTCATGCTGGTCGCTTGCGGAGCGGGAATCGGCGGCTTCTGATTGAGAATGTTTTGGAGCTGCTGCATCTGCGTCTGAATCGTTGCTAGCTGCGGATTGTAGAAATTATTATCCATCAAGTCCGGCCTCCCGCATAATCTCCTCAATAATCTGTTTCATCGTTTCATCATCCATGTCTAAAGCATATAAAAAAAGCTTCCTGTTCACAATGAAGCAAACAGGAAGCTTTTTTACACTTTTATGAAATTTTTTTACAAAATGAGACTATGCAGATGTTTTGCCATTGTCGTGACGATGTAATAGACCTGGCGCGGCGTCCTGTCCACATCCTCTGCGATTCGTTCATAAGTCCAGCCGTCGATCAGACGCAGTTTCAAAACGCGCCTGTAAAGGTCATTATGCACGCGCTCCTCGATCAGACGGGACATGACAGAATTATCATAATCAATCATAAATACCTCCATAGTGCAAAATTCGGCACAATGGCGGCTTTGTGCGATTATGATTTACTTATTCTTTTCGAGATTATCTACTCGGTTTTCCAGCACCGGCAACCGCTGGGCGAAATTGTTGTGCGCCCGGACTTCCCGCGTCAGCTCCTCCAGCTTGGTATCGGTGACGGCCTGTGCGATCTCCAGCTTCTTCTGAAGGTCGTTCCCTGTCGATTTCGCGGCGACGAGCGCGGAGACGATGCCAACGACAAGGGAAACACAGCCGGAGATCACAGCAGCGATAACGGCATCACTCACTTTTCGTCCACCTCCGGCAGCCCGGTCGCAATGCTCGTCAGGATGGACAGGATTGCAGCCAACGCAGACGCAGACGCGACGACTCGCCAATCGACCTCGCTGATCAGAGCGGACGTGCCGATGGTCGCAATGGCCGTCTGTGCCAGAGTACGCACGGCGCGGATCAGCGCCGCGATCAGGAACTTCTTCCAATCCTTTTTCATGTGTCTCCCTCCTAATCCTCCAGCAGCCCGCTGAAGCGTTTTTCATCGTAGCGCATTAGTACGGTCGCCAGCTCCGCCCGCGTCACGTTATCGTTTGGCCTTCCGTCGTTCATCAGCCCTTTGGACGCGGCCCACTCCATCGCCTTCGTGTACCACGGCTCCGCGCTCGTTTCGGCGGTCGGCATCCACATACCGGCTCGACGCAGATCCTCGCACGAATCAAGATCCACGGCAAAGCCAAGCGCGGACGCCATCGCTTTTGCGTCAGCCGCGCCTTGCCATGCATATTGGATCACATCGGCCTGATCGTTGTACTTTTTCGTCCACGCGCAGCATTGCCACAGCGCAATCGGATGATTCCGTTCCGCGAAGAATGTGATAATCCGCTCGCCGCCGTAAACCCCGACTTGGTACTTGCCGAGCGCGGCTTGCGCTGCCATGATGTACTGTTCACAGAGCGACAATTCGCCCGGCTGCACATCATAGTCGGCGGCGAAGTAGATAACCGCCCCGGATGGTACACCCATGTCTTGCGCGATATTACGCGCACGGATGCCGTGTTCAGCGCCTTTGGCCGAGCCACGCCGCATATCCTCGCCGCCCATTTCCCAGCACAGCAGGATTGCAAGCCCAGCTTCATGCAGCAACGCCGCTTCGTCTGCTGTAAGCGACTTTGAGTACATCGTCGGTACAATGTACCGCCCGACAAAGGATAACCCCTGTGCTTTGATTTTCTCCGCCTGTGCCGCAGTGATTCGTGCGGCGGTGTCGATGCCTGTAATCATGGCGATGCTCCCTTACGAAAACGGGTAAAAATGAATCCGCAGGGTAGCCGTATTAACATTGGTGAACGTGTTGACTTTGTACTGCCAACCACTTACAACAGGAACACAAGCCGATGCATACTCGGTAGTTACAAGCCCCAAAACAGAAGCATTGCCGTCTGTGGTTTTGATAAGCTGATAGTTCGCATTATTCGTGTTTGTGCTTTGAAGCAAAACCACCAACATCCCGGATTGCGGTGCTGTCCATGTCGCGTTGAGCTCATTGAGCGCGGTCGAATGAATTGCTGTGTACGCGCCAAACCCGACCTTGTGAATCGTACTCGTTGCCATGACTTACTCCCCCGCGTCGGGCAGTTCCGCGAGTCTGCCGATGACTTCCCGTGCGGTGACAAGCCCATCAGACGCACGGATGAGCATTGCGAACTGAATCTGCCGCGTGTCCTGCGTTGCCATGTTGCCTAGGCAAGTGTTGAACTCGCCCTTTGCGCGGCGAAATGTCTTATCAAGGTCGTTGTCGTAGTTTTTGCTGTCAAACACTTTTGGATAGCCGGAAAGCGTATTGTATGCTCCGTTCGCGTCAACGACCTTTGCATAGACCTCAAAAATCTCTCTTGCGATCATGGTTTATCCTCCTTAATTAGAAATGGCGCTGTTAACAAGATAAAGCGTGATGTTCGTTGTTCCGCTGATGCTGCCGCTGATAACCGCCTCTCCCGCGCTGGTCGCGACCGTCCAATCACCTGCCTGCGCGGAAGGCGTTGACAATTCGGCCTTAACAGCAACATGGCCAGATGTGATTCTGGTGTCGCTAATCGTGATCGGGAGCGAAGAAACGGAGGATGCGGAAACAATCAAGCAATTCGGAATTTTGGTGTAAGTCGTCATGTTATCAGCCCTCCATTAAGCAGCGCTTCCCGGCTTTTCAACGAGCCAAACCCAAGCATCTACTCGACCGCTTTCTCGGAATCTCACACGATATGATAGCGTTAGGCTCCCTGTGATTGATATTGAAACTTTGTCAATCAGTTGCGGATTAGATACTTCCACATCAACAATCTGACAGTAATCGAAATTCGGAACGGCTTGATACCATGACCCAGATGTCGGGTGATATATACATTCACCAAAGTATTCGCTGCCTGCCGTTCCAATGAGCAGCACCGTGAGCGGGACGCGCCAGACGAACGGAATTGTCACGCCCGGTGTCTGATTGACCTTTCCAAGAAGCCGATCAACCATTAGCCCCGTGAACTCACCTTGATACAAATTAAACTCGTCCATTTAATCACCTCACGAATAGATTACAGCAGCACCGTCGCCGCCGTCGCCGCCGACAGAGCCAAGACCGCCCGGAGCCGGATCGTTGCCGCCGACTCCGATGCCGTAGAAGCCGCCCGGTGTCATTCCGTATCCGTTGTAAATGAAATACGCATGACGCACAAACACGCCGCTTGCATTGCCACCACCACCGCCGCCGTTGCCGCCGTCACCGCCGTTGCCGTAGGATGCTTTAAGCGGAGCGAGCGCATCGGCGCCAGCGCCGCCCGGAGCATTGCTGACCCGAATCCCGGCATAGTTACCGTCGATCAGATAGTCCTCCGTTGTGAACGTGCCGCCCGGAGAGCCAGCGTTGCCGTAAGCCGCACCACCGCCGCCGCTGCCGTTGGCGAGGAACTTATAATCCGTCAGCCCGGAGCCAGCCGGATAGGTTTGCCCGGAAAGCCCTGTAC